ACTTCTCAGAAGGTAATCCATTTAGTGAAGGAACAGGGTACTAATGTTAGGATCTACCTTTTATCATCAAACTATAAGAAAATATGTAGCAGTGTTTGGAACTCTTTTCAATGATATCAATATTGAAAGGAAAAATTCAAGTGGTGTTGTTGTTGAGAGAGTAAAAGTTCCTCTTGCGTATGGCCCCAAACAGAAGTGGCTACTTGCCATTCAACAGACCACCGCAGATAGAAAAGTTATAGCGACGAGAACTCCGAGGATGGGGTTTGCAATGACAGGAGTTTCTTACGACTCAGCAAGAAAATTGAATACGATTGGTAGAAATGTCGCAGCAAACACTTCTTCTACTACTACCAATATGATCACAATGTATAATCCTGTTCCTTACAATTTTGATTTCCAACTGTTCATACTTGTCAAAAATGCTGAAGATGGAACTCAAATTTTAGAACAGATACTTCCTTATTTTACACCAGAGTTTACTGTTACCGTCAATACAATTCCCGATATGAACATCAAGGCAGATGTTCCTATTCTGTTAAACTCTTCTGATGTAGCAGATGAGTATGAAGGTGATTTATCAGCAAGAAGAACTATTACTTGGACTCTTTCATTTACACTTAAAGGGCTTATCTATCCAAATGTTACATCTGGTCAAATTATTAAATCAATTGAAGTTAATTTCCGAATTCCAGGCGGTGACACAGAAATTGAACCTCCAGAATTTATCATATTTGAAGATAGCACACCAGATACCATAAACTATATACTATTAGACGGATTACATGAAGGTGATGAATACACCACATTTAATAGAGCAAGAATTGTAAACGAAAGTACAACTGATGGTACACAAGATGCTACAATAAAATCTCGCGTTACAATTGCACCTTCACCACTTTCCGCAACAGCAAATTCAGATTACGGATTTTCAGAAACACTTGAGTTTTTTGATGAAGGTAAATACAACGATCCAACAACTGGTACTGATATAACAACATGAGAGATGTGACACCTATGAATGTAGATGACCATTTAGATGAAGTTTTAGGAATTGTAGAAAAGCCTAAGAAGGAAGTCGTTAAGACAGAGCGTATTGTTCCTGCTATCACAGCTGATGATAGTGGCGATAGTGAAATAGATTTCCAATATGTGAGAGAGAACCTTTACAATCTCATAGAACGAGGACAAGATGGGTTGGAGGAAATGCTTGAAATTGCTAAAAGTTCAGAACACCCTCGTGCAATGGAAGTTTTTGGACAGTTGATAGGAAAACTTACTGACACGAATAAAGAACTGTTAAATTTACATAAAACAAAAAAAGATATTTCACAGGAAACTTCTGGCCCCAAAAATGTTTCCAATAATCTTTTTGTGGGTTCAACAGCAGAATTACAAAAGTTTCTTAAAACAGGAAAATCAATAAAAAATGAATAAAGAGAAATGTGATGGCATCCAAACAATCTTACCTCGGAAATCCTAATCTAAAAGGTACAGGTGTCAAAGTAGATTGGACACCAGAATCGGTTGAAGAGTACAAGAAGTGTATGGAATCTCCATTATACTTTATTAAAAATTATGTTCAAATTGTAAATGTTGATCGTGGTTTAGTTCCATTTGATATGTGGGATTTTCAAGAGGACATGATAAATCATTTTCATGATGAAAGATTTGTGATATGTAAAATGCCCAGACAGACGGGCAAATCAACTACCATCATATCATATTTACTGCATTTCGTACTGTTCAATCCAGAAGTTAACGTGGCAATTCTTGCAAACAAGGGTGCTGTTGCCAGAGAACTTTTGTCACGATTACAGTTGGCATACGAACACCTACCAAAGTTTCTTCAACAAGGCGTAACGGTTTGGAATAAGGGAAATATTGAGCTAGAAAATGGCTCAAAGATTCTGGCATCTGCGACATCTGGTTCTGCAGTTCGGGGATCTTCTTTCAACATTATTTTTCTTGATGAGTTTGCACACGTGCCGAATACCATCGCTGAATCCTTCTTTACTTCTGTTTATCCTACCATATCTTCTGGTGAAACTACCAAAGTGTTTATTGTTTCAACTCCGTTAGGTATGAACCTCTTCTATAAAATGTGGATAGACGCAGAAGAGAAGCGCAACAACTATGTTCCAATTGAAGTACACTATACACAAGTACCGGGCAGAGATGAGAAGTGGAGACAAGAAACCATCAAAAATACCTCAGAGGTACAATTCAATCAAGAATTTTTATGTGAATTTTTAGGTTCAACTCACACTCTTATAGATGCGTCAAAACTGCGGTCTATGGTATTCAAGAAGCCTGTATTTTCAAAAAACAATATTGATGTGTATGAAGAACCAATCAAGAAAGCCACATACTGTATGATTGTTGATACAGCTCAAGGAAAAGGCCAAGATTTTTCAGCATTCTCTGTTTTTGATGTTTCACAGATACCTTATCGTCAAGTTGCAAAGTATAGAGACAATAACATTTCACCCATGTTATATCCAAATATTATATATCAAGTGGGAATGAAGTATAACACCGCCTTTATTTTATTAGAAATTAATGATATGGGTGCACAGGTGGCAGAGACTTTACATTATGACCTTGAATATGAAAATGTCATGATAACTTCTATGAAAGGTAGAGCAGGTCAACAAATTGGAGGGGGTTTTTCAAAAAACATCCAGCTTGGAATACGAACCAGTAAACAACTTAAAAGGATTGGTTGTGCCACTCTAAAAGAAATGATTGAAACAGACAAGTTAATAGTTCCAGACTTTGAGACTATTGCTGAGTTAACTACTTTTGCATCTAGGCACAATTCATTTGAAGCAGAAGAAGGAGCCCACGATGACCTTGCAATGACTCTAGTAATCTTTGCTTGGTTGGTTCAACAGAGATACTTCAAAGACATAACAAACCTTGACCTTAGACAAAAGATGTATGAAGAATTTGAAGAACAGTTTGAACAGGATATGCTTCCATTTGGTATTATTGATGATGGCCGAGAAGAAGATACATACACAGACAATACAGGTCAAACGTGGGAAGTATCACCATCACAAAGAACTTATTTTTAAACATCTGTTCCAAACCCAAAATCTGCGTCCGGTTCTTCTTTATCGTGTCTTATATCTTGAAGTAATTTTTTAGTATCTGGATGTACTCTAGTAGAGTTGTAATCTAATCTAGATTCTGATTTTGTGCATACTATTAGATGGTCTGGATTTACACAAGAATTTTGTCCACAAGTTTGATGCACAATATTTCCTAAAGAGATTTCCCCCCTATGATGTAGATAAGAAAACCTATGTGCAGGTATAGATTTCCCTTGATATGAAAACATTCCATATCCCTGTTGTGTTTTTGAAGCCGTCCATGTCCAACATCCACTTCCTGTGTTCTTGTCTATCTTTATTAAAAAGCGTTCAATTTCTTTCATGTTACCTCCGCGTGTACATACGAGTATTTATATCTCACTAAATACTTAAACACAGAGTTTGGGGTTTTTATAAATAATCATAATAACATAACTTTGTATTAATTAACTAATTAGGAGAGATGACATGCCTTTTCAAGTATCGGCCGGCGTAAACACATCTGAGATTGACTTAACAACTATTGTGCCTGGCATTTCTTCCATAGATGCTGGATTTGCAGGAGTATTCAGGTGGGGCCCAGTCAATGATATAACTTTGATTGATTCAGAAGATTTGCTAGTAGAAAGATTTCAATCTCCTGATGCAAACACATTCGGTTCATTTTTAACAGCAGCAAACTTTTTAACGTATTCAAGTGCACTTCATGTTGTAAGAACTTCAAACACAGCAATGAAGAACTCTTCTTCAAGTGGAACTGTTGTTTTAATTTCAAACACATCATTTTATCAAGCAACATTTTCAGAACAAGAAGGATCACCAGTAACAGCTCAAGGTGATTGGTCTGGTAGATATGCTGGGGCTTTAGGAAACAGTCTTAAAGTTTCCCTTTGCGGCCCAACACGAGCCAACCTTGCATCTGGTAATACAGTAGTTGCTTCAAACTCTGATGTAACACTTACAGGAACATTTGCAATTGCAACAAATAAAACTATAACAGGAACTAATACTCTTTTTGGAACAGAACTAAGAGTTGGTGATAGAATTAATATTGATGTTGGTGGAGGAAACACATATAGTTCAGTTATTGACGCAATTACATCAAATACAGCTGCTACAGTAACGATTGTACCCACATCAGCGATTGATGCAGGGAACACAGCTATTAGGTTGAAGAGATCAGCATTTTCAGAACCAGTAAGAAATATGTTAGGAACAGTTGGAGTAACAGCAAACAGTACAACTGTAACTCAAACTGGAACAACTGATGTTCTTGCAACATCTTTTGATCATCAATTTACAGCTGGTGATATTATCACAATTAACAAAGAAGACAGAAGAGTTGCTACAATAACCAATTCTTCCTCAATAATTGTTTCTACACCGTTCACAAATACTGCAACTGCTCAAACATATTCCAGAGCATGGGAATACGCTGGTCTTTTCGATAAAGAACCAGTAACTACAGAACATTCTGCTGCAAAAGGTGCTCTCTTTGATGAAGTACACATTGCAGTTATTGATGAAGATGGAGAGTGGACAGGAAACAGAGAAACAGGATTAGAACTTTATACTGGTGCTTCAGTCGCAAAAGGTGCAAAATATGAAGATGGTACATCAGCTTATTATGTTGATGTTCTTAATCGTAGGTCAGAATATGTTTGGTGGATGGATCACAACGCAGTAGGTGATGCTTATACAACAGCTGGTGCTTCTGACTCAGCATGGGGAAGTGTTGCAGACGCTGGAGTAAGATTTGCGTCAAGTGCTGGTGATGGTTCGATGGTAGAAACCACAAGTTTATCTGGTGGAGTTGATGGTTCTGCTCCTTCAGACGGAGATAAAATCACTGCATTTAATAAGTTTAGAGATGCAGAAGAAGTGGATATCGGATTACTGATTGGTGGAGAAGCTTCTGCAACAGTCGCACTTCAACTCATTGCAATTGTTGAAGGTAGAAAAGATTGTGTAGCTTTCCTTTCACCAGAACTAGCAGATGTTGTCAATAATGAAGGAAGTGAAGTTGATGATGTTGTTGATTTTAGAAACAATCTAGGGTCTTCTTCTTATGCAGTTCTTGATTCTGGATACAAGTATCAATATGACAAGTATAACGATGATTATCGTTATGTTCCTCTTAATGGAGATACTGCCGGTGTTACTGCTGCTACAGAAGCAAGTAGAGATGCTTGGTTCTCTCCCGCTGG